TTGAAACACTTACATTTTTATTACTTAATAGTTTTAAGTTTGCTAAAGTTGTCAAGTCAGCTGTTCCACTAATTTCAGCTTGATAAACAACAGATGAAATAGTTTTATGATTAGTTTCTAAATCATTTAAAATAGCCTGTAAAGTAGTTGTTTGAGATGTTGCAAATGCAGTAGTTTTTTGATAAATACCTAGTTGTTTAATTTCACCTTGTGCAAAGTTTTGCATCAAAGTTACACTTGCAAACGTTGTCGCATCTGCAGTAGCGTAAACACCAACGTATAATTTACCTTTAGGTTGTATTCTGAAAAATTCAGATATATGATAGTGCATAATATCTAATTCAGAAGCTACACCTGCAACTACATTTTGAGTTAATGTACTAGCATAAGCACCTACTACTGTTTTTACATAAGGTGTTCCACTATTTAAAAATACACCTTGATTTTTTGGAGCTGTAATAGTTACTGTTGCTGTATTAGCAACGGCACTAAATCCATGTGTTGGAGTTCCTAAATTAATTTCTGCTGCAATTCTAGTAGCACTTGTTGAAGTTGAAACCGCATCTGCTGTAACTGCTGTGAAAGAGCATAAAGTAACCGTTCCCGCTGCTGATTTAGATGCAGTTGGATTTGTGCTATCAATAATGGCACAAGTTAATTTATAAGTATCACCTACTGTAAATTTAGTTGTACATAAATCGGTTGCTGTACTAGCAGTCGCATCGCTTGAAGTATTTGTAATTCCTAAGTTTACAGCATCTTCTACAGAATAAATTACTTTAATTCTATCGGATGCTCCAAATCCACTAGGTAAAGTAGCAGAGTAGAATAAAGCACCAGATATATAATCTGTTCCAGCTAATGGTCTACCTAAACCGCCTTGTCCCTTGTTAAATATAACGTCGTTTGCCATTTATAATATTTTAAATTGTTATTTTTTCTTTTTTGGTTTATCTTCAGATACTTCTTCAGATACTTCATTTTTTACAATAAATAATTCTAATTTATTGCTTTTTGCATATTCTTCTACATTTGAAATTTCACTTTCATTTTCTAAAAAAAATATTGCTTTATTACTAGTTACTAAAACAATTTTATGATTATCAACATCATGTTTTACTAACTCTTCTGCTTGTTTTAAATCCATTTTTAAGGGTATTATATAAAGGTGTGGCTTTTTAGTTCCACACCCTTAAAGATTAATATTAGTTAGCTTGTACGATAGCTACGATACCTGTTTGAGATGTACGCATTTTAGAAGCTCCAAAGTTTTGTAAAGCTGATAAAATAGAACCATAATAAGCAGGATTGTTTTCGTCAACAAATACATCAGCACTTCCTTTTGCTTTTGCAACAAATGAAGGATGGTAAGCTAAACAAGCTAAGTTATCAGTTGAAGCAGGAGAACTAGGTGCGCCTGTACCATCTGCAACAGTTTTTAATATTGGAGTAGCTGTATTATCATAAACAACTACTGTAGAACGAATCATAATATCAAAACCATGAATACGGTTAACAACACCAGAAGGTAAAGCAGAAACGCCATAAGATTGGAATTGATAAACATCAGCAATTGCTAATAATTGACCGTTATACATAGAAGATGGCATTAATAAAATACGACCTTCTTGTGGTACGTTTGCTTCATCTAATTTTGCTTTTGCAGATAAAATATCAGCTAAAGTAATTGCCAAACGTGTAGAAGTAGCAGATGGAGCTAATGCTGATGTTACAGCAGAACCAGTTGTTTTAACAAAAGTTCCAGCACCAGCAGGAGCCCATTTATATAAAGCATGGTTAGTAATAACTTCTTCTAAAGTGTTTAATTGTTGATTTAAAACACTCATACGTTTATCATAAGAGATGTAAGAAGTTTCCTGACCTCTTTCAATATGGATAGGCTCAACATAGTAAGTATCCATTGAATAAGTTAATTCACTATCAGTTCTTTGAGAGATAGTTGCAGGGAATGAACCTAAGTTTTTTGTAATAGTTGGATTTGATCCAGCTTGTGGAACGTGAACTGTTTTGTAGTTTACAAATCCATCGTGATTTACTGCACGATTAATAATTGCGTTGTTTTTAAAAAGGTTCTCTTGAATATCTGATAACCATTGTTCTCTGTCTAATGCCATGATTTTTAGTTTTTAAGTTTATTGTTTTATTATTTTTATTTATTAATCTACTTGAATTTTAGCACCACAAGGGTAGAAATTTGCACCATTGTATAGGTATGCTTGTGACCATGTTTTACCAGCTACACCAGTTACAGCAGGAGCTAATACCGACCCTCCTAAAGTTGTAACCTCAGTGCCATTTGTTTTAACTGTTAATAAAACCATTGCACCAGCTTTTAATGAACTAGCAGCAGTTAAGCTAATAGTTGCAGCAGCAGTTAATGTAGGTACAGCACTTACATAAGCCATTTGATTAGAAATAGTAACTGCAACAGTTCCAGAAGTAGCGCAAGTGAAGCCTTGTGCAGCACCAAATGGATAGTTAATTACTTTAGTTGTTTGAGCATTAACAGATAATACTGCTACAAATGCCAATAATGATAGGATTTTTTTCATGTTGTTTTTTATTTTTTATAGAATTGATTAAACATTTCAGTGTAAATTTCTGGAGTTTCGTTTTTGATTTTAACTAATCCATTAGGATCTTTTTTCTCCCAATCTCTAATAGTCCAATCACTACGCTCTTCGTTATTAGATACATTTTTAACTTCAAATACTTTAACAGCATCTTTAACGTTATTAATTTTACTAATCATATTAGCTACAAATTCAAAGTTATTAACTGCCATTTCAATAGTAGAATCTTTTTCATCTTCTGCAATCTTTTTAGCTTTAATAGCATTTTCAACTAATTCAATAGCTTTGTTTTTTAACTCTTCAGCAGCTAATTCTTTTTCTGCTAATTCTTTTTCTTCGATAACCTTCAAACGCTCTTTTAATGCTTCGTTTTCAGCTACCATCTCTGCTAAAACAGTATCCTTTTTTTCGATTTCAGCAACAATAGTCGCTTCATCCGCTTCATTGGATAGTTTCAATACATTTTGTATTTTTTCCATGTTTGGTTTGTTTATGATTTTATTATAAATTATAGCCATATTACTAAGGCTTTCTGTTTTATGTATTTTAATCTTTTTTGAGCTTATTACAATTTCATCTACCAATCCCATGTTCATAGCTTCATTAGCTCCTAACCATGTTTCTTTATCCATCATAATAGATATTTCTTCAGCAGTTAATTTTGTGCGTTGTTCAAAAATTGTAACTAAAGTGTTTTTAACTAAGTCTAAAACATCTTTATCATTAACTCCACTTGGATTATGTAGCATCAAAGTTCCAAAATCCGCCATGTAACACTTTTTACCTGCCATTGCAATTACACCACTAATACTAGCAGCTAAACCATCAATATAAGTGTCACAAGGGACTTTTGAATTAAGGATAGCAGAAACAATAGAGTAACCATCTAATACAGAGCCACCAATAGAGTTAATTCTTACCTTAATTTTACTACATTTATCTTGTAAATACTGCATTTCATAGGCAAAAGCACTTCCTGAAATACCACTTACATAATTACCACTAGCATCAACAGAATCCCCTATTTGACTATAAAGTAAAATAGTTCCTTCACCTTCACTAATATTTTTTATGTACTTAAAATCCATTATACAAAATTAATTACTATATTTGCTACTATAATACTATTGTTACAACTAAATGAGTAAACGAGAAGAAAAAAGTTTAACAGATAAGCGTAAAGCTATTTTAAGTTATAAAAAAGAAGTTTATAAAGTAAGAGTTACAACTTATCTTCAATCTCAAACTAAGAATAAGTTTTTAAACGATTGTATTAATAAAAGAAAAATTGAAGCATCAACAGCTAAAGAGATTATAGAAATACATTATGCTATAATGGATGCTTTGCCAATTAGCGCAAGTACTTTAGACTTTAAAGCATTAAAACAATATTTAATAGATAAAATAAAATTAAAATGAAAAAATTAATAACAATACTAGTATTAATAAGCAACTTATGTAATGCTCAATTAACTGATTATATTACAATAATTAGTGTAACTGATACCGTTAATGTAAATGATACTATTAGTATTGTATTTACTAAAACAGCTAATAATGGTAGTAATGGAATGAGCCGTTTGCAGCTATGGACTTCTACATATTTACAAGATTGTATGTATTCATCTAGTATGATGCTTACGCATAATGGTAATGGAACTTTTATACATAAAGTTAAAATACTTCCAATTATGGGGACTGGCAATGCTCGTGTTTATTCTAATGCAACTATTGGAAACTATAAACCATTTTATATTCGTTCTACTGTTGGCATTAAAGAATATGATAAAAATGAAATAGTTAATGTTAAATATTACGATATTTATGGCAAAGAAAAACCCTCAAATAATGAAGGTTTAACTATTAGGATAACAACGTACTCAAACGGTTATCAAAAAAAAGAAAAGATTATTCAATCTTCTTTATAATAAATTTAGAGCTATTTAAAACTACATTTACTCCACTTGTTTTTTTAACTTGTGCTTTTATTACTTTACCTACTGTTAAATCTACTAAACAAGTGCAAACAACTGTATTGTCTGTATTTAATCTATATACAGGTACTCCTAACGCTCCAGATAAATCAAATCTATTTTTACAGCTAGTATAATCTAATTCAACTGAATCTGAATCATTCCATAATCTAAATTCACCTTGTCCTACTATCGATGTTCCACCACCACCACCAGTAGATTCATCCAATACAGCATTTGTTTTTAATGTTATTTCATATTTACCAGCTACTGTAATTGTATGAGAAAATCCAGTTATATCTGCATATGAAGTTCCTGTAATTGTACTTGTAGCGTCTGTATATTGAACATTAACGCTTGTCCCATATAAGCTAACTAGATTAGCAGATGTAAAATCTCCACCACTTGCTACATCTGTGCCAACGTATTTAAAAATATCGTGAACTGATTTAGATGAACTGTCTGTAAATATTAAAGGATCTGCTACTGCATCTTGTGTTTTTGTTTTTATAAATCTAGCTATATTAGTAGTTCCATTTATAGCAGTTGTTTCATAGAAAGCGCCACCATAAAAAATTTCTCCAGCAGTAACATCTTTACCAGAATCACTTACTGTACATCCACTAATTACATAAGGAACTGTTAATGAATATGAACCTAAATTAGTTATTACTAATGCTTTTATAATGGCAGCTTTATCTTCTGTATTATAATCTTGTAAAAATTTAAGTGAATTAGCTGTGAATGGTTGTAGTGCCGTTGGCTCAACTATTTGTGATATGTCTATGTTTTTCATTATATATTATGTAAATGTTGCTATATTATATTGCATTCCATGTAGATTATATTTATCTGCAAAGTTTTTTATAATTAAATCCGCTTCTGTAGCAGTTCCTAATGCTGTAAAATCGGCTAATGGAAAATTTATAGTATAATCATAAGGATAAATTAAATAATAAGGTGAATAACCCATGTAGTCAATTTGATTAATACTGTTTAATGGCATTACAGAAGATGTAGAACTGCTGCCACCCATTACAAAATTAGTGTTAGCATTTACAAAATTATTAGTTATAAAAATACCAGTTGTTTTAAAGAATGTATTTAAAGCTAATTCATAAATTAATTTTTGTGATTTATATTTTATACGTTCATCCGTACCTATAAATAAATCATTTACTTTAACCCAATATTCAGCATCATAAGGAGCGTCACCTGCTAAAGTTGCTTTTATACATTCGTAAATACTTTTATCAGTCCATAAAACTCTATCTTTAACCGAATAAGTAGTTAATAAATTCCAATCAGAATAAGTACTACCAGTTTTATAATCTTCAAAAATTAAACTCCATTTATTTTGAATAGCATATGTTAAAGTATATAGCCATCCTAACATTTTAGGATTTCTTAAAACAGGAGGCGTTAACTGTTCTGCTACTATTTCATTATCATAATTATATATTGACATTATTGAGCTGTAAAAGTTAATTTATCCGCAAATGTTTCTCCTGAAGTAGTTTCTTCAACAATATAACCAGCACTTAACTGATATAATGGTATCAAAGTTGTATTACCTTGTACTAAATATGTTTTACTTGCAAATGCAGTAGCGTCTGTTCTAATAGCTAAATCTTGTATTAATACATCTGTAACTCCTTCTGTTGATTGAATAGCGTCTATTAATCCCATTACTTTTACCTTACCATCAAAAGGTAAATTAGCTAAATAATTATTAATAGATAAAGATACATTTGTAGAAATTGTTGAAGCATATTGACCATCAAAAAAAATCTCAGCTTTTAAATATAATTTATCAGAAGCTAAAGAACTAGCGATATAATTAACTCCAGCAAAACAAATATCATCTAAATAACCAGATAAAGAAGATAATTCTGGAGCAGATAAAGCAACAGGAGGTTCTGACTTAGCAACTTTTACTAAAACGGTTCTTTGTGAAGTTCTATTTACTGCACAACGTGTAATAATTCTTTTAGTAGTATCTACTGTTGTATAATTAATAGAAAAATCACTACCAACTGTTAAAACTTGTGGAGTAACTGAATCATATTGAAACTCTAAAACTTTTGATTGTAACCATGCAGCAGAACCAACAGCAGCAGCTTTAATTTTAGCTTCTATATCTAGTTTAAATATGTCCCAAAGTGTTTCTTGTAAATACATTTGTGTAGCTACAATATATTTCCATAATGTATAAATAGCAGAATTAGAAGTACTATTTAAAGTACTTAAATCTGTTTGATTTGCTTGTTCAGCATCTAATAATGCTACTATTGTTTGTATTGACCTTGCCATTATATTTCGTCTGGAGCTACTATTTCAGTAGTTAAGTTAGGTGTTAATGTTTCTAAAGTAGTATTTTGTGTTTGATTATCATTACCTGAAGTAGCGTAATCTTGTATGTAATCTTGTACGTTTGGATGATCAAAGTTTTGTTCTTCATTACGTCTTAATAACTTACCAAAAGTACCGTATTGTTTATTATGTACTGTTTGCCAAACTGTATCTGCTAATGTTAAAATAGTTGTATCTTCATCTTTATAAGATTCAAATA